CTAAGAATGAGAACTTTATTAATCATGTCTCTGAGTTTCAGATAAAGGATAGAGTGATGGAGTACCTGGTGCAATCAAATCGGATACCTGTCTTTGATGCTGTAGCTGAAAAGTCTAAACTATTTACTCCTCAATACCTCAGCATGATAGATACTGCTAATGTAGAGATGGAAAGGGATGGGATAGATTACGGTATGATTTACTATAAGAATGCAGCTGTTAAAGTATTTGCTAAGCACCATGAGATATATGAATACTCAGAGCTTAAAGGATATGTTTGGAATAATCAGATAATAGATAGAGATTTAATAGATGCTGATCACCATGAGTCAATGTTCAGGAGTTTTATTTGGTTTATATCAGGGCAGGAGGTAGAGAGATATGATACTATGAAGAGTGTAATAGGCTATATGCTACATTCTTATAAGACATCAGCTAACAACAAAGCAATCATTCTAAATGATGAAACTATCTCAGATAATCCTAATGGAGGTAGTGGCAAAGGGATTCTGATTAATGCTATTGGATACATGAAGAAAGTTAGCACTATTGATGGTAAGACCTTTGACTCAAATAAATCATTTCCGTATCAGACTGTATCTAGTGACTGCCAGGTCCTAGCATTTGATGATGTAAGAAAGAACTTTAATTTTGAGAGCTTATTTAGTATAATCACTGAGGGCTTAACTATTGAATACAAAGGTAGGGATGCTATTAAACTACCTGTAAAAGACTCACCTAAGGTCCTTATCTCTACTAACTACACTATCAAAGCAGATGGTGGCTCTTTTAAGAGGAGGATGTTTGAGGTGGAGCTGAGTAGTTATTTTGGTACTCACCATACTCCATTTGATGAGTTTGGCTCTATGCTGTTTGAGGATTGGGATGAGCAGGAATGGGCAAGGTTTGACCATTACATGATTAACTGCCTGAATTATTACTTAGAGAATGGCTTAGTAGAATCTGAAGCTAAGAATCTAGAGCTAAGAAAGTTTATCAATGAGACATCTCAAGACTTTATTGAATGGGTAGATAATAAGAATCTAGCATTTGATCAGAGATTGAATAAGGTGTCAATGTTTGAAAACTTTATAGCTGAGTACACAGACCAAAAGAAGTACCTGACTAACAGAACATTCAATAAATGGTGTAAGAAGTATGCAGAATACAATGGTAAGGAGTATGTAGATGGATCTAGCAATGGAGCTAGATGGTTTGAGATTAAATCACAGAGAGATCCTGATGTATGGGATAATATAAATTATAATTAATAGATATGAAAATTAAAGAAGAGTTTAAAAAATTAATTCCTGCACTTAGTGTAGAAGAGTATAAGCAACTAGAGGAGAACTGCTTAGCTGAGGGTATAAGAGAATCTATTATCACCTGGAATGGCTACATCATTGATGGTCACAATAGGTATGAGATAGCTACAAAGCATGATCTTAAATATGAAAGTATTGATAAGAGCTTTGATAGTGAGGAGGATGTTAAGGAGTGGATGATCTTTAATCAGTTTGGTAGAAGAAACTTAAGCAACTATCAAAGAAGTGTTTTAGCCTTAGAACTTGAAAGTGTATTCAGTGCAAGGGCAAAGGTTAATTTATCTGAAAGTGGTAAAGGTTGTCTGATATCAGACAAGGTTGATACTAAAAAAGAACTTGCAAAAATAGCTTCAGTAGGTCACGACACAATAGCAAAAGTTAAAAAGATACAAGCTACTGCTACTCCTGAAATTAAAGCTAAGTTAAACGCAGGTACTATGAGTATAAATGAGGCATATAAAATAAATCATTTTTCACAGGTTGCATCTAAAATAAAAGACAATGATAAAAAAACTCAGTCAGAAATTAATGTAATTAAAGCTAAAGAATTTAATGTAAATATGTATGATGTATATTTAATAAATGATAAACATAAGCTAATAGTAGCTGATAGTTTTTTAGATATAGATTTTATTAAAAAAGAATCAGGTGATATAGATTGCATATTAACTGATCCTCCTTATGGTATATCTTACAAAAGCCCATCAGGTAATGGCTCAACACAAAGAGGTGACTATAAAATAATAGAGGGAGATAATGAAGTATTTAATCCTGATATTTTATTAGAGTACTCAGATAATATAATTACTTGGGGAGCTAATCACTATGCTAACAAATTAGAAAATTCTGCAGGTTGGTTAGTATGGGATAAAAGAGATGGGGTTGCAATTAACTTAAATAGTGATTGTGAGATGGCATGGTCAAATATGATTAACTCTGCTAGACTATTTCATCACACTTGGAATGGTATGATAAAAGCATCAGAGAAAAGTGATAAAAGAATACATCCTACACAAAAGCCTATAAAGTTATTTGAATGGTGTTTAGATATTGTAAAAGCAGGTAAAGTAGTAATTGACATCTTTGCAGGATCGGGGATAATAATACCAGCTTGTCAAAATACTAACAGAGTAGCTATAGCTGTAGAAAAAGATTTTACCTATGCAGCTGCTATATTAAATAGATTAGATAGCATGGGATATAAAATTAAAAAACAATAAAATGAGTTTTACTACAGATTTTAAAAAAGCTACTCAAGCATTCATAAAAAATAAAGATATAATACAAGAGCAGTTTAAAGGTGAGCTGTATAGTTTAGAACTTAATCAAAATGAATTAAATGATATTTTTGATAAGGCAGCCTCTACAGATATTTTATATAAGCATCCTAAAGGTTTAATTTTAGGCATAGCTATGAGAATTAATTTTATTCAAAAAAATTATGAATCTATTACTATAAGACATACTAGACATACAGGTGCTGAAACTGAATACATTAAAACAATAAAGGCAATTAAATATAATGCAATCAATTCATGTATAGGTATGCAGATTGATGTAGATGATGATCATAATTTAATTAGAGGAATTATATATGATAGATACGCTTTATTTAATTTTATTGAAGCTAACAAAAATATTTTAAAAAATAATTTACATAAAGTGTATGATGGTAATACTTATTTTAGAATAACTTATAATGAAATAGAAAAATTTAACATTAAAAACAAAATATTCTAATGAACAAAGAAAACAAAACACTACTCAAAGCCCTAGAGATTAACTACCTCACACTTAAGCACCCTACCATGCCATACATAACAGCATCTGATTGGAATGATAACTCAGCCAATGCTCTGACTAAATGTATCATTCACTTTTTAACCTATTCAGGCTTTCAAGCTGAAAGAATTAATACAATGGGAGTATATAGAGAGGGTAAAAAGATACAGGTAGGTGAGAACACTAGACAGCTGAAAGGCACTTATACTCCTAGCACAGGTACTAAAGGCTCAGCAGATATTTCTGCCACCATTAGAGGTAGGTCAGTGAAGATTGAGATAAAATACGGAAAGGATCGGCAGTCAGAAGTGCAGAAGAGGTATCAGGAAAGCATAGAAGCTGCAGGTGGTACATACTTTATTGCAAGAAGTTTTGATGAATTTATGATATTTTATTGTAATTTCCTTGCAGATATAAAATAATTGATTATCTTTGTTGAAATAATTTAAATTTATACACATGGAAACAAAAACAAAAGCTGTAGTACCAGCACCTGTACTAACCCTGCACCAAAAGCTACACAAAGCTAAGCAGTCAATCGGCAAAGTAGCTAAGAATGCTACCAATCCACACTTTAAAAAGTCATACAGTGATATCAATGCAATCACTGAGGCAGTAGAGCCTATTCTATTAGAGAATGGTCTACTATTATTACAGCCTATTCAAGGCAATTCAGTATGCACTCAGATAATCTGCATTGATTCTAATGAGTCTATAGAGTCATGTATGGAATTACCTGCAGGACTTAATCCTCAGCAAGTAGGATCTGCTGTGACTTACTATCGCAGATATACTTTGAGCAGTATCTTATGCTTACAGTCAGTAGATGATGATGCTAACATGGCTAGTGTACCTGTTAAGGCAGCTAAGCCTGGACTATCTAATCAAAGATTTGAGGAGGCACTTGTAGCTATTCAGGATGGTAAGTTTACTATTCCTAAGCTAAAAGAGACCTTTGAGCTAACTGATTTACAAACTGCATTACTAGCATTGCCAGGGGTAGCTCAAGACTCAAAGATATGAAGTGGCATCCATCATCACTCGGAAAACTAATGACAGCATCTCGGACTAAGTCTGAGGTGCTATCTGAAACTACTAAGAGCTACATTAGAGCAGTAGCTAAGCAGGATTTCTACGGTTACAATGTAGAGCTGAATAATAAGTATATTAATAAGGGCAATCTACAGGAGAATGATTCTATTGCTCTACTCAATACTGTATCATTCACTAGCATGGTCAAGAACACTGAGAGACTAAACAACGAATGGCTCACAGGAGAGGCTGATATAGTTCTAGATGACCAAATAGTAGACATAAAGACATCATGGTCATTAGAAACGTTCCCTGCTACCTCAGAAGAGGGTATAAATAAAGATTATGAGTGGCAGCTTAGAGCTTACATGATGTTATATGATAAGAACTATGCTACTCTATGCTATTGCATGGTCTCTACTCATCCATCACTACTGAATGAATGGGAGAACTTATCACTGCATCAGGTAGATCACATAGCTCCTGAGAAGAGAATCACTACTCTACTCTTCACTAGAGACCTGGAGCTTGAGGAGGAGATAAAGGTACGGTTGCATCACTGCACTGAGTACTATGTTAAGTATATTAATCAATTAAATAATAAATAAGATGAGAGAACATTTCAAAGAGTCTGCTTTGATTGCAGCCATGCAAGCACTAATACATAACAATCCTGGCATCAGTGCTAAGTTCGCTGCTAAGAAAGCTCAGGAGTATGCTATAGAGCTAACTTTAGTACAGTATGGTGAGATAGTATTTCCTGAGGATGATATAGATCCATTTACTGAGCAGGTAGTATGACACCAAAAGAAAAAGCAGATGAGTTATTTGATAAGTTTAGTAATGTACCTTTATTAGATAGTTATGAAGCTAAACAATGTGCATTAATAGCAGTTGATGAGATTATTTTAGAAATGGATAGTGTTATGTTGCCTAATCCATTTAAACAGTATTGGAACGAAGTCAAACAAGAAATAGAGAAGCTATGACCGAAAAAACAATGGCAATGATCCTGATGCTGATAATATATGGATTGATAATACTAGGTATGTATAATTTAATAACAACTATAATATGAATGAGTACAAAGTGAAAGGACTTATCAAAGTGATAGGCGAGACAGTACAAGTTACTGAGAAGTTCTCTAAGAGAGAAGTAGTAATAACAGTAGAGGATGGCAAATATCCTCAATACATCACCCTACAGGCTACAGGAGATAAAACATCTCTACTAGATGGCTGCAGAGTAGGTGAAGAGGTGGAGGCATCATTCAATCTGAGAGGTAGAGAATGGCAGGATAAACATTTCAACTCATTAGAGTTATGGAAGATAGATCTATTAACTGCAACTGCAGTAGCTCCTGCTCATGTACCTGATAATCCTGCAGATGATCTCCCTTTCTAAGGGGCAGAGCCTTAAGGACTTTATGATTAAAGAGACCAAGTCTAAGCTCACCCAAAGATATAAGCTCAGTCATTATGCTGAGGATATCGGAGTCTCTTACTGCTCCATTTGGAGATTCACCAATGGTAAGGCTGTTAATGAGCAGTTCTATCTCAAATGGTGGAAAAATTATCTAAAAAACTAATAACTTTTAGGCAGTCTTATGGCTGCCTTTGTTATTTTTGGCAGATGAACATACTAACCTATATCGCAATATCATGGTTTATAGTAAACTTTGAGCCATTACAGCTACTGATTGACTCAATCTTTAGCAAATTTAAGCCTAGCATTCTAGCAATGTATCTACATTCATCTGCTACCTGTATCAAATGTATATCATTTTGGCTAACATTAATTTGCACCTGGTCCTTTATTGAAGCAACTATTGTAGCATTACTATCGTTTATATTACAGGAATGTTTACAGAAGCTGAGCAAGTAATAATACAATATGTTTTCAGTCTACCTGAGAAAGAGCAATCCTATAAGACTCACTTATTAAAACTCAAGGCAATTAAAGATAGCCTGCTTGGTTATGAAAAGGAATGTTTCTGTGGTAG